CAAGTTCTTACTTTTGATGGTAAAAGATACACTGAAAATTTACCAGACATGGAATGGAAAGACGGCAAAGTCGCAAATTAAAAATCCCAGCGCGCCTCGCGTGTATATCCTACTAAATTTTATTTAAAAGGTTCCCCGCCAAACCACATAACAAGTGATCTTCTAACACCTTTAGTTATTGGTGTTACTCTATGTTGTAAAAAAGATGCAAATATTGCAGCGTGTCCTTGTTTCATATGTGACAAGGTTTTTCCAGCAACTTCTAAATTACCCCCTTCAAATTCTTTATGATCATTTAATAAAACAGTCATTGATAATTTTCTTACCGGCGGTTCTTTATCCATATCAATAGAACTATCCGTATGCCACCCATAAAACTGACCTTTGGAATATTCTGCAAATTGAGCCTCTTCTGTAATTTGTATATTATTAAATCCAAAATTGTTCCTATTTATTTTTTGAATAAGACCATTAATGTCATCATATACAGGTTGCATTTTATTAAAATCAATCCAACTAACTGTAGATTGTCTTAGGTTTTTATCAGTTCTTTCATCTTCAAGTCTTCCTTGTTCTTTTCCAAGCATACTACCTAAATCTATAATTTCTTGACAAAGTTTTGGTGTAAAGATAGGTTTATTAGTCTCAACTATATATTTTTTCCATCTAGGTTCTGTTATAATCATATCCAATCCTTAAGTTCTTCACCCATAATCTGACTAGCAATATTTACCTTCTTTTTTAAAGCCTTAACAATTCTAGCATCAACAGTATTTTCACAGTAAATATCTATGTATGTCATTGGATATTTTTGACCAATACGATCTATCCTTGCTTCTGATTGCTGTCTCTTCTCAAGATCATAACCATTAGAATAATAGACCATAGTACTAGCTGCAGTTAATGTAATACCGTAGCCACCAGTCTGAGTCGTACCAATAAAGTATTTCACAGTTGAATCGGGGTCCTGGAATTTTTTTATATTTTCCTGACGGTCCTTCATAGGGGTCAATCCGTAATAATCGACGAAACTATTTGCGCCAAATTTTTTCGATATCTCCCGGATTATCCTATTAACATCTCTTTGCCAATGGGCCCATATAACAACCTTACCTTCTATTTCTTCAAGTACACTCATTAGTTCTGGTAATCTGTTTGAGGCTACATCTTGAATGGTACCATCATCAGCTGTAAAATGACCACAAGTGATTTGTTGCAACCTCATAAGTTGAGTCATAACAGTAGCAGTAGTCATCATCTTACCATCCATTTGTGCTAGAGCTAGATTCTTCATTTGTAAATAAAGCTTATGTTGATCTGGTGTTAGGGTAACTATACGTTTAATAAAAGTTTTAGGGGGCAAATCTAAACAATCGTCCTTTAATACTCTATAAGAGAAAGGTTTTAATTTTTCTGAAAGTTCTGCAAGATGTTGGTAACCGGTAACTATTTGTACAGACTTACCACCAAAATTAGCTGTATTCATGACAGCATATCTAGTTCTAAAAGTATAATAAGAAGAATGACCCAATAATTCTTTTTTAAGAAACTCACATTGTTTATATAAATCAAGTGGTGACTTAGTAACCGGAGATCCAGTTAATATTCTTTTGTATGGAGCATAATCCGCAAGAGAACATATATGTTTAGTTCGTTTAGCATCGGGGTTTTTAATGGTTGTAGACTCATCTACAGCCATCATAGTTCTGTGGCATCTTAAAAACTTAGCTGCAAACTCAACTCCTTTTTTAGTAGAGAATGCTTCTACATTCATAAGAAGAATATGTAAGTCTTCACCTGGTACAAACAGTTTATCTAATTCTTTTTGTTGTGTTTTATTAATCATGGCTTGCCATAATACAGAGGTGTATTCAATATGGTCGGGTAAGTGAGTAGGAATTTCTCCATCATACCAATTTTTATAAACACCTTTAGGCGCCACAATTAGGACACCATTGATTTTACCGGCATCATATAACATAGCAATGTTATCTAATAATACTTTTGATTTACCTGTACCCATTTCCATAAAATATGCGAAATAAGGTTTTTCCCAGGAAAGCTCTAATGCTTTTATCTGATGAGCATAAGGCTTAGTCTTAAATTTATAATTCATAATTTTTCTTCTTTCTAGTTGACATCTTTTATAGAACATATTATATATCTTGTCAATGACAGAAAGCAAAAAAATAGTATACGTAATTCAAGAGTTACCGGGTACAAAAGCAGGTGCTCCTAAAATAAATATTATGAGTGCGAGTAAGTATGGTGAGTTTAAATTTTTACTTCCAGAATTTTCGCAAATAATATTTTCACCAGGACCATTGATTTTTAAACTGAGAAATCTTTTAAAAGATTATACTCCGGAAGATTATTTATTACTTACAGGTGATCCTGCAATTATAGGTGTATCTTGTTCGATTGTTTCTGACATGACTAACGGAAGATACAATCTATTAAAATGGGACAAGCAAGATAGAATGTATTATCCAATTTCAATTAACTTACACGAGAAAGGAAAAATACAAGATGAGTAATATAAATTTTGAGCAAGATAAAAGAGAAGATCTAGACTCAGTAAATGAGGCCGGTAGTTTGGCCGATCAAGTAGTAAAATTACAAAAACTAGAAGAAGAACTTTTAGTCAAAGATGGAGAATTAAAGGAACTAAAAAGAAAAGTTGATTTAGTTTCAGCGGAGGTAATTCCTACGATGATGCAGGAAATGAATATCTCCACATTAAAATTAGCAGACGGTACTTCAGTTGAAGTTAAACCCGTCTACGGAGCTTCTATCCCAGTTGACAAGCGGGAAGAAGCTTACACATGGCTTCGTGAGAACGGCCTAGGGGATCTTATTAAAAATGAGATAACCGTTGCTTTTGGTCGTTCCGAAGATAACAAGGCACAGCAATATGCTGTCCTTGCGCAAGGTCAAGGGTATGAACCAGTCCAGAAATTAAAGGTTGAACCCATGACACTTAAAGCATTAGTTAGGGAGCGTATCGAAAATGGACTTGATATGCCCTCTGACTTATTTAACCTGTTCACGAGCAACAGAACAAAAATAACAAGGAACAAATAACCATGAATGAAGTAACACAAAAAAAGGACGCAGGTCTTCCTGCAGCAGGCATGTTTGAAGATGATGCAGGAAAAGGTTTAGGAAATATAAGTCAACAAGACTTGGCCTTACCTTTTCTTAAAGTACTCGTACAACTATCTCCACAAGTAAATAAAAGAGATGGTAAGTATGTAGAAGGAGCAGAACCTGGAATGATTTTCAATTCAGTAACTGGAGATTTATACGATGGAGTAAAAGGCATTGATGTCATACCTTCATTTTATAAACTTGAGTATGTTGAATGGAAAGATAGAGGAGAAGGACCTGGTGCACCAGTAATGGTACACGATTCTTCATCTGATATCATGTCACAAACAAAAGCAGATGCTAGTTATAGAGATAGATTACCTAATGGTAATTATATTGAAAAGACCGCATCTCACTTTGTGATGATCACAGGAGACAGCCCATCAACAGCATTAATTTCTATGACTCGTACTCAATTAAAAATTAGTAGGAAATGGAACTCAATGATGTCTGGTATCAAACTAAAAGGTAAGAATGGTTTATATACACCATCTTCTTACAGCCACATTTACAAACTAAAGACTACACCAATGTCTAATGATAAAGGTAATTGGTTTGGTTGGGAAGTTAGTAAAATAGGCCCAGTCTCAAATGCTGGTGATTATCAGCAAGCTAAAGAATTTTCAGCGAATGTTTCTAAAGGAACTGTGAAAGTAAAACACGGTGAAGAGAAACCCGCAGAAAGTAAAAGCATTATATAATCCCTCCGGGGTATGTGCACAGTGTGGGCCGGGCGGGAGACTAAACGGTCCACATAGACAGGATAGTTATGATTAAAAGATATATAAAAATATTTGATGGATATAGGATGGCTTATGGCACAGCCGAACTTAAAAACGCTAAAGTCGATCCAGAAAAAGGTGGTAAGCTAGTAATTCCAAAAGGTGATTATGGTTGGACTTATCAAGAACTTACAGATGATGTCTATAAAAGACATTTAGAGGGGACTCTATCTATTGGTGTTCAACCTTGTAATGAAAATTCAGAAGCAAAATTCGGTGTTATAGATATAGACCCAAAAGACTATGTCGGCTTTGATAGACAATACATCATTGAAAAAATTCAAGAATATAAATTACCATTAGTACCCGTTCTATCTAAAAGTGGTGGGCTACATCTATATTTGTTTATGAATGAATTTGTCCTAGCTACATTAATAGTTTCTTTTTTAAGTAATCTACTTTCATTGTTTAAACTAAAATCAAACAATGAGATTTTTCCTAAACAGACACAACTAACTAAGGATCCGGAAACAGGGAAAACAAATGTAGGTTTTTTTATAAACCTACCTTATTTTAAAAAAACAGAACGATTAGCAATTAATTTAGATGGTACAACTTTTACACTTGAACAATTTATTGAAGTGGCAGAAGCTAATATGGTTAATGTAGAAGATTTAAAAAACATAACAGAGAGTATAGAAAATAAAGATTTAGAAGGTGTCGATGAAGAATTTGACGATGGTCCGCCATGTCTAGCTCATCTTAGCAAGATAATGAAGAATCCAGGCTTTGATGGTAAGGACCGATTTATGTATAATTATCATGTGTTTGTGAAGATGAAGTACGGAGACAATTGGCAACAAAGAGTCATGAATGCACCTGTTAAATATTTTGAACCGGTACATGCAAATGCATGGGACAAGCAAGCTTTAACTGCTAAAGTTAGATCATGGTCTAAATCTGAAAAAGGTTATACCTGTACGCAGAGTCCTATCAGTGATTACTGTAAAAAAGGGGTATGTGTTAAAAAGAAATTTGGTATTCTTGCAGGCTCAAAAGGATCTTATCCAGTGTTGGCTAATTTAAGAAAAATAGATATTCAACCAGACCCAGAATATGAATTTGATGTAACTAAACCGGATGGTATAGGAAAAGCATCTGTGTATTGTAAATCAATTGAACATCTGACAGATCAACGTAAACGTAGAAATTCAATAGCGATAGCAGCAGGTTTTCCGCCACCTATTGTAAAAGGTGAGGAGGACCAAATGATTTTAACGGCTCTTTTTGAAACACAGACAGTAATAAACCCCCCTATAGGTACTTCACCTAAAGAAAAATTACATGATGTAATACATGCAAAGATTAATGGACCTAAAGCCATGAACGATGCAGCATTTAAATCTGGTACTGTATTGATTGAAGAAGGTTTTGCTTATTTTAGATTTGAAAAATTTTATGACAAACTTAAATCTAAAAATTGGAAGCATTCAGAAGACAAGACTGGGGTGATGATGAAAACAAATTATGAGACATGTGGCATAGAGTTTTTAAAACAAAAAAGATTTCCCGCTAAGGATAAAGGTAAATATAATACACCAACTAATAACATTGTAATGATTAGTGTTAAAGAATTTGAGGACGTACAAATTAATCATACTTTAATAAAACATAATACGGAGATAATGTAATGGCTAAAAGAGAAAAGTTCTCAATATGGGGCAGTGAACCACAATACAAAAACGCTTGTTATGAATTATTCCATAAACACAAAACATCTTGGCCTATTGGGCATATATTAAAAAATGAAGATGAGAAGTATATGAAAGAAATGATGAGCAATTTTTATTATTCATCATTAAAACCACACATGGTTCAAGATGTTTGGAATAAAAATAAAGATAAAATTATAGAAATAAAAGTTGTATCCGGTCCTGTTTTTAAAGAAAAAACTTTTGAGTTTTGGACAGAGAAACCTACTTTTTCTAAACAAAGAGCGTATGACGTTGTAGATGGAAAAGTAATTGGTATTGAAAGTCCTCATTATGCTATATTAGAAGATATAGGTTCTGGTAAAATGTTTAATTTTTCTGTTGCCAGGTGTATTTGTTTTCCAGGTCAAACTGGTTTGGTTCATGAAAGTGCTTTACCAAAACCAGCAGTCATGCAAGCATTAAAACAGACAATTGCACAACCAAAAATAGAATGGAAAAGAAATAAAGGGTATAGATCAGGCATTGATCCAAAAATGGATGCTCATCACGTAGATGGTAAAGAATTTAAAACTCTTGTTTTAAAATTTGTTGTTGATGCTTTAAAAATATCGGAAACAGAATTTTATAGTAAAATATATCCAGAACATGGAAACTATGAAACTGCATTTATAGAGTATGTTCAAATAACTGGATGGCAATTTAAAAACAACCCTGAAGCAAATAAATGGAGAAGTTCTTGGTTTGATTTTCATGAAAAATATAGAGAATATGAAATGTTAGATCCAACTATTCACCGTGAGGTCACATCCAATGAAACTAAATTTAAAACTAGTATTAGAGATAATTTAGGAGATTTATTAAAATGAGCACTAGAAAAATATATGGGCCTCCGGGAACAGGGAAAACAACTAGACTTATTAATTATGTAAAGACTTTGGTTAAGTTTGGTACACCCATAGATAAGATAGGTTACTTTGCATTTACAAAGAAAGCAGCAGAAGAAGCTATTGATAGAATGCTAAAAATATTTCCTAAATATTCTCAAAAAGATTTAAAATATTTTAGAACTTTACATTCGTTAGCTTTTACAGAACTAGGTATGAAAAAAAGTAATGTAATGCAGGATGAACACTACGAAGACATAGGTAGAAAGTTAGGTATAGAAGTAACAGTTTATTCTAATGGAGATGAGAAGACAGGGTTTGTAGATTCTGATAGTGAATATTTTAACATTATCAATGCAGCAAGGATCAAGGAAAATACAATAGAAGAAGAATATAATACAGACATGTATTCAGAGGACATCGACAAGCACCAATTAAAAATTTTAAAAGATGAAGTAGATAATTATAAACAAGCTTATGGCCTGGTAGATTTTACAGATATGATAGAAAGATTTAATGTGTCCAAATTGTGTCCGAAATATGACGTAGTATTCATTGATGAGGCACAAGATTTGTCTCCAATACAGTGGAAAATGTATGATATATTGAAAAAAAACTCTAAACATATTATTCTAGCTGGTGATGACGATCAAGCAATTTATGGTTGGGCTGGCGCAGATGTTTCAAGGTTTCAAAACGAACCTGCAAAAGACATTATTTTGCCACAATCGTACAGGATTCCAGAAAAGGTACAGGACATAGCCAGTTGTATTTTAAATAGAATACCGGACGATAGAAGAATTAAAAAAAAATGGTCAGCTAGACCCGAACAAGGTTATGTAGAATATATAACTTCAATAGAAGACATACCTTTAGATTCTGGAGATTGGTTAATACTTGCAAGAACAAATTATAGACTCAAAAATTTAGTACCTCAGTTAAAAGAAAGAGGGCTGTATTTTGAAATAAAAGATAGGAAAAGTTACAGGACCAGACTGTACAAGTCAATAAAAAACTACACACGTTGGACAAATGGGGACAAGCTTTCTTTATCAGAATGTAAAGATTTATTTGAATTTCTAGAATTAGATAAAGAATTAAAAGACGAACGTATGTACGATTTAAAAGAATTTGGATATAGTTTTACAGATGATTGGTATCAAGTATTTAAATCTGATCCAGAAGAATGTTTATATATTAGAGAAATGAAACGTAACAACGAGAAGTTATCTCAAGATCCAAGAATTAAACTATCAACTATACACGCAGCTAAAGGTGGTGAAGCCACCAATGTTTTAATTATTCTAGACAACACTAAAAAGATAAGAGAAGCAATTGAAAAAAACCAAGATAAATACGATGAAGAACAAAGAGTTTGGTACGTGGGCGTCACACGTACAAAACAAAACTTATATATAATGGCTGCAAAAAAGGAGGACAAAGGTTATGACATCTAAGGAAGAAAATCCATACTTAAAACAAGTTTCAGGTACACATTATATGTACATGAAAATCCAACCCGCGGAGTTTATAAATAAAAATAAATTGCTTTTCGCAGAAGGAAGCGCTATAAAATACATATGCAGACACTCGCAGAAAGGCGGAATAGCAGACATCGATAAAGCAATACATTATTTAGAAATGATAAAAGAAAGGGACTATGGAACCGAATAATCATATACCATTTTACATGGGGCTATTCACATGCCTATTGATTCTTTGCTACCTAACATTATGAAAATACCTACATTTAGTGCTCAAACAGAATGGGTTATACCCGCAGAATTTCCAGACCTAAGACAGGTTGACGAAATTGCAATTGATTTAGAAACAAGAGATCCAGACCTAATTAAAAAAGGATCTGGTGCAATCATTGGTAATGGAGAAGTTATAGGAATAGCTGTAGCGACATCTAATTACAAAGGTTACTTTCCAATAGGTCATCACGGTGGTGGCAACATGGATAAGAAGAAAGTTTTAGAATGGTTCCAAGATACTTTAAACTCAACCTCTACAAAAATATTTCACAATGCAATGTACGATGTATGTTGGATCAGGGCCATGGGTTTAAAAATTAATGGTATGATTGTTGATACAATGATAGCCGCAGCAGTGACTGATGAAAATAGATATAGATATGATCTTAATAGTTTGTCATGGAAGTACAATGGTTATGGTAAGAACGAAACAGGACTTAGTGAGGCCGCAGCTGAATGGGGAATAGATCCTAAGTCTGAAATGTACAGGCTACCGTCACTTAATGTTGGTGCTTATGCTGAACGTGATGCAGAAGCTACGTTTGGTTTGTGGCAAGAGATGAAAAAAGAAATTATCTCTCAAGATTTACAATCAATTATGGAATTAGAAACAGATTTATTTCCATGTTTGGTTGACATGAGATTCAAAGGTGTACGAGTAGATGTTGAGAGTGCACAAAAACTTAAGAAGACCCTAATAAAAGAGGAACAGGATATACTAACTGCAATAGAAAAGGAAACTAATATTAGACCACAAATTTGGGCCGCAAATAGTATAGCACAAGTCTTTGAGAATTTAAAGATACCATTTGATCGTACAGAAAAGACAGATGCACCAAGTTTTACCAAAAACTTTTTACAAGAACATAGTCATCCTGTTGTTAATTTAATTGCCAAAGCAAGAGAAGTTAATAAAGCTCACACTACTTTTATAGATTCGATCTTACGTTATGAGCATAAAGGAAGAATACACGCAGAAATTAATCAGCTTAGAAATGCTACCGGGGGTACTGTAACTGGGAGGTTTTCTTATCAGAATCCTAACCTGCAACAGATTCCAGCACGGAATAAAGATTTAGGTCCTAAGATTAGAGCACTATTTATTCCAGAAGATGGTTGTAAGTGGGGCTGTTTTGATTACTCACAACAAGAGCCAAGGTTGGTTGTTCACTATGCAGCTTTATATAAGCTGCCTTCAGTGTATGATGTTGTTGATTCGTATAACGATGATGCGGGTTCAGACTTTCACCAGACAGTAGCCAACATGGCTGAGATACCGAGAACACAAGCCAAGACAATTAACTTAGGTTTGTTTTATGGTATGGGTAAAGCTAAACTTCAAGCCGAGTTGGGTGTATCAAAAGAAAAAGCATCTGAACTATTTAATACTTATCATGGTAAAGTACCTTTCGTTAAACAACTGATGGAGAAAGCTTCTAACAGAGCACAGGACCGGGGACAAATAAGAACTTTACTTGGCAGACTATGCAGGTTTCATCTATGGGAACCAAATAGTTTTGGTATGCATAAAGCTATGACTCATGAAGATGCACTACAGGAACATGGACCGGGAATTAAAAGAGCTTATACTTACAAAGCTTTAAATAAATTAATTCAAGGAAGTGCGGCGGATATGACTAAGAAATCTATGTTAGACCTATATAAAGAAGGTATTATACCACATATTCAAATCCACGATGAATTATGTTTGTCTATAGAAAATGATTCTCAAGCTAAAAAAGTTATTGAGATTATGGAAAATGCTGTTAAACTAGAAGTACCAAATAAAGTAGATTACGAATTTGGTACAAACTGGGGAGACATTAATGATTGAAAAATATTTAGATAAGTTCATGGTGTGGCAATTACACAATAGAACAGAGATAGTTATCGCTGTTGTAGCGTTTATATTTGGGGCTATACTTTTTTAGTAAAGGATTTTATGCCCTATGGAAAAAAAAACAAATACTTGTAGTAAATGTAACCATCCCTGTCACTGTTTAGAAGAACTTCATACTGATATATATGGTGTTTGTACTTGTGATGAATGCAAGTGTGATGATCCTAAAAATGCTGGTGAGGAGTGTCTAAGCTGCCAATGATAAATGATAAATTAATAACTGCACTTCTTGCAATACTTCTAGCCTTGGGTGGGTGGAATCTTTCTCAAACATTTAAACAATCTAATGAGATGATAGAAATTAAAATTAAAGTTGAACAAGTTGAAAAAGTAATAA